TCTACAGACATCATCGGTAAAGGTACCTTGCAGTCTACAGACATCATCGGTAAAGGTACCTTGCAGTCTACAGACATCATCGGTAAAGGTACCTTGCCGTCTATAGTTTTTTGTTGTAAAACACATTTTCCTAAAACTTTGTTACCTTTAAAGAAAGAAAACCATTTTAAAAAACGTTTAATTAATGATTATTTATTACAAGATATTGCTAAAATTGTATTAACAAAATTACAAGACGTATACAATAATAACATAGATATTTTTCATCAAATTACTAATATTGTCATAGAACTTCAACCCAAAATTAATCAAAAAATGAAGTTTATTTCCCATATTATTTATGGTAAATTAGTTGAATTGTATTACAATACATCTACAACTATTCGTTTTGTAAGAGCTTCACAAAAATTAAAAGCATATACAGGACCTATATTAGAATGCAAACTTAAAGGCACTTATGCTAAAAGAAAATGGCTTAGTATACAATATGCGCGTTGGTTTTTAGAAAATCGTTTTTCCGAATTACAACGGTCTATATGGATACCACACTTTGAAAATCATAATAAAAAAGATGATAATTCGGACACATTTTTAATGTGTATAAATGCCATCTACGGTATACCTAAAAAACAAACTACTGATAAAAATGGAAAATGTATAAAATAAGCTTTTCATTTTATATGTTTAAAATAGATTTACTGAATATTTTTTTATTGTTTAATATATATGTCTTATTTATTAAATATAAAATTATTTAACAATTTGTTTAAAAATGATTGGTATGGAGACTGGATTTATATAAATGATGTTGCGGTAGGAGAATCTTATCAATACAGTTATAAAAAAATTTCTATTACTGAACCTTTACCAAGTTCTTTATCTGATTCAAGTTCTTCAAGTTCTTCGAGTTCTTCAAATTCTTCATCAGATTCGGAAGATGAAGATATCGATGTTCATTTACTAAAGGAATTATTAAAAACGTGTATAAAAGATTATAAAATAGTTGTTGTTATTTACGACTGGTCAAGTCGCACCGCATATTTAAAAACAGGTTTTACTATTTCAGAGAGTGGAGTACCACTTGATATAAAATATAGACCTGGATTTACTAGTTTTATAGTATCATCTAGAGCTCCTGTTATTGAAAAGGATACTTCAAATTTTGTTAAATGTGATGGGGAAGATTTTGTGTTACAAAACAAAAAATTTATACCCGTAGGCTTTAATGCATATTGGTTAGGATTCAATGAAAAATATACATATCCTACAAATGATCAAATTGAAGAAATGTTTATAATAGCAGATATTTTAGAAGCTACAGTTATTAGATCACATACACTAGGATTTTCATCAGGTACATATAATTCATTAAGGCCATATAATAATTATATAAATTATCACGCTTGGGTACCAATAGATTATGCATTCTTGATGGCTAAAAAATATAATATACGTTTAATTTGCCCATTAACTGACAGTTATAACTATTATCACGGAAATTATGGTGATTTTTGCAAAACTCGAGGTGTTTCTAAAGAAGCTTTTTGGACAGATCTTAATGTACGTTCTGATTTCAAAGATTATATAGCACAATGGCTCAATCACGTAAATCCTTATACAGGTAAAGCAATAAAAGATTCGCCTGAACTATTTATGATAGAATTAGGTAACGAATTGGGAAATATAAGACCTTATAGTGGAAGTAAATCTATACCTACAAAAGAATGGATCGCTGACATATCATCTTATATTAAATCTATTGATACAAATCATATCATATTAAATGGCACTGATGAAAATTTAGGAAAATGTGGTGAATTTGATATACCTATATTAGATTGTTACAGTAACCACGTTTACTATAAAGATTGGATGAGCGTAAAAAAACAATCAGATGCTGCCAGTACATTAAATAAACCATATATTATAACAGAGTTCAATCCGTATTTTGACAAAACCTGGTTTAGAGATATAGAATCTTATCCTAATATAAAAGGTACCATTTTTTGGAATATGTACCCTCACGAATTAGGTTATAGACGAGGACCACCTTTAGAACATAATGATGGGTATACATTACATTATCCTGAAAATCGTTCAACATTATTAATTATATCAAATCATTTCAGACGAATGAGAGGATTACCTGAAATAACAGAATTATAAGAGTACAATATCTAGTAAAGGAACCTATTCATCCCCATCCAATGCTCTGTCACATATAGCGTCAGGAGCCACACATTCTTCAAGATTAGGTTGAGTTGGTATATTTTTTATACGACTGTTTCGTGCATAAAAATGTGTCATTTTAGGTTGAACAGGAAAACTTGTTAATTTTTCCATATCATCGCCATAAAAATGCGTCATTTTAGGTTGAACAGGAAATTATCCATATCGTCTCCGTAAAAATATGTCATTTCTGGTTGAACAGGAAAACTTGTTAATGGAAGTTCTGCACCAGAGAATCTTTTCATTTTAGGTTGTATTGGGAAATTTTTTAAATTATGATTAAAACTAATTTCGCATTTTTCCATATTAGGCTGAACAGGGAAAGATGATAAATAATTATCAGGACCGTGGAATTCTTTCATATTAGGATATATTGGAAAACTTGTCATACCGTGTGTATATTTAATAGTCTTGGTAGAATGATTTTGAATATAATACTAATAATTCACCAAAGTTCCAAGTACCATCAGAATTTTTATAATCATTTATATTTGCCTTATGAGCGACGTAAATATAATTTGATGGATCTTTATAATCAACTTGATATTTAGTTAAAAATATTTTAGCAATATAATTTTTATTTTGAGAACAGAAATTTTTAAAATCTTTATTTTGAGAACAAATATTTTTTAAATCCTCAAAATTCATATGTTTTAATAATTCAAATCTGGAATATTTTTTGTTGTACTCATTATAATATATAATTATAAATAATTTTTTAGATAAATATTGAGTCTACAAAATTATTAGGATCTGCATATATAGCGGTTAGCGGTTATAATCAAAAAATAAAAAGTTTATAATAAATAAGTTACAGTATGATTGAAAGAGATTTTGAGAAATTATCGCTGCGTAAATTTAAAATGAAAAAGATTTTACCAGATGCAACTATACTTATTCTTGGAAGAAGACGATCTGGAAAATCATTTTTAACAAGAGATATCTTTTACCATCATAAAAATATACCATCTGGTGTTGTATTTTCAGGGACAGAAGAAGCTTCGCCATTTTTTAGTAATTTTATACCAGATTCGTTCATTCATTCAGAATATGACCCTGAACTAATGGAAAGTATAATGAATCATCAAAAAAAGAAAATTCGAGAAGCTAAAGCCGATGGATTATCAGAAACAGGAAAACATCCTAGTAATAATCTTTTTATTGTTTTAGATGATATGTTACACGATGCTCAAAATTGGAAAAAAGAAAAAACAATTAAAAGTATTTTTTTTAATGGTCGTCATTATAATTTTTTATTCATCTTAACAATGCAATATCCATTAGGTATCAGTCCAGAATTACGTAGTAACATAGATTATGTTTTTATTTTCAATGAACCTAGTCTTAAAAATAGAAGAAAAATATACGATGATTATTGTGGTATGATCCCCACATTCGATCATTTCTGTAACATTTTAGATTCATGTACTCAAGATTACGAATGTTTAGTTGTAAAAACATCTGCAAATACCAATGATTTAAGAGATCAAGTTTTTTGGTATAAAGCAGAAGCTCATCATAATTTTCAAGTAGGCCATCCAAAATTATGGAAATATCATTCATCTAATTACAATAAAAATTACGAAGACGTAGAACATAAAGATCAAGAAGAAGTCGATAAACTAAAACGTAAATTTGCTAAAACTAAGAAATTAAAAGTGATAGTATCAAGACAAGGTGATATAGTTGGTTATAAACAAGATGACTAAATAGTCATATGTTAGAAAACAATGATATTATAACCACCATTTTTTAATAAACGATTTAATTTCCCAATAGTATAATTTCTAAAAAATTTATCCAACCATCCATTTCCATACAAATACGTATGATTATTATATGTAATCAAACTATCTATATACTTTGTTATACGTTGATCAATAGGTGGATTTAATTTTAAAACTATATTGTTTAAATCCATATTATAATCCTTATTAATAAATATCATATTAATAAGTACTATTTAAATTATTTTTTCAATTTGTTATATATCTCCATTATTTTTCAAATAATTATATGTACGTCCACCAATCTTAATCCGTCGTCTGGTTAAAGGATTAATCATATATTCATCTCGTTTTATTCGTTCATTGTCTTCTTCTACCAATTCACGTCTACACATTGGACATATATTATTATTAAGTTGAATATGACTTTGTAAACACGCCTTATGGAATGCATGTTGACATCCTAATGTAATTAGATCTTCACTAGGCAATGTATCGTAACAAATACAACAATCATAATCCATATTAACAAATTCGTCAAATGTAGAAACCATATGTGAGTCTTGAAATTCGATATAATTATAATAATATTCTAAAACACTAGAAATTCTTGAATAATTAACTGAAAATGTATCTATTTCAAAACATCTAGTTTCATAATACCCTGTTGGATATATCTCTGACAATTCGTGTAAATCTCCAAATATACTATCAATATTTAATAACAAATAATTATGCATAAATTCTGTAAAAAGTTCAATACGCTCATTTTGCAAATATCGTATTAGACACGATGTCCAACTTTGGTGTTGGACATAAACTGTATAACTAGGATCATCTCTTCCACCTGGTTCATAAGTATAAGGATTATTATCTAAAAATGAATGAAATGTTAGTAAAATTGTTTCTATACCCATACTAGATGTCCATTTTTCAAATTTATCATCTCCCCACGTATTTAATATAGTTGCACAACATTTACCATTTTCATACATGTTAGGATGTATTCTAACACCATCATAATTAATAAAACGTACATCAGGAGGAGAGTGAGGATAATTATCCGGTATAGTAAAATCTAATCTTATAAATTTATGCCTATATACACTATCATACGGACCTCGTATAATTGCATGCAATTTACTAGTATTTGTCTCGTCATAATAAATTAAATAATCATTTTCTAGTAAATTACGCTGTGATTGTTGAATATACAATTGACGAATTTCTTTTTGAAATCTTCGATTCATCTCTACTATATTAACTATAACTAAATTATTTTTAAATTCATATTAGTTATAATTAATATCACACATATGCTTTACTTATTCTTTGGTAGTTAATTTACCGCGTTTGTATAAACTAAATAGTTTTTCTTTAATAGCAGTTTCTTTTTCGTTTTCCTTTTGTTTTTGATTAGCAATTTTAGGATCAGGAACATAAATAATGTTATTTTTTAACTGAACACTCCACGTAATATTTTTTGCTGTATTAACCAACATAATATAATCTGGAAATGATACTTTCATAAGTAATCCACCTGTTCTAAATTGTTTTGTATCTGTATTGTAATATCTAACCCACGTTTTAAAATTAGGTAGCTGCGTTAATAATTCTTTTTCTTTCATTGTTTTTAATGGTATATAATTTTCCAAACGTTGTAAAATTTCATCTCTTGAAAAATTATCTTGACGACTTCCACCCTTTGGTTTTTTATAACCAGTACTATTTAAATTACTATACTTGACATCTCTACAATAAACAGAAGAAGATGCTCCTCCATCAGAATAATCTTCTGTATGATCTGTTTCAGTACCAGTTTTTTTTACAATGTATCCACGTCTCATCTTTAATTTGTAATAAATAAAAAAAGTTTATCAATTTTTATTTATATACATATATTAGATTACTATTAGATTACATTATACATATGTTTGAATATCTTTACAATATATTTTTTGGATGTAGAAACGTAGACGAAATCATACCTGGCTTATGGTTAGGCAATTATAAATGCGCTTTAGA